CGCAATGGCTCGTCAAGTTTATATGCCGTTGTTCCATGTGTTCTTCCAGTATGATCGACAAGTGAATAATCTGTAACCTTCATGCGATGCCATATCGCAGACACAATATCGCGCACAATGTCACGAGCTTCGGGAATCAGAATGTGAGCGCATGTCAATCCAAACAAAATACCAGTCATTTGATCCTTGGTTGTCTTTGTTAGGTAAACATATTCCTCACCCATAAAGTCACCATGATACAAATAGTCGCGACGCATCTTCACACCAAAACTATTGCCACCCACCAATGACATAACAGGATCATATCCAATACGATTCCAAGAGTTCTCGTATGGAAATACCTGTCTTACCAGAACTCCCGGTACACCTGTCACGTTAGTCAATAGACTAATGCCTTCAAGCGCATCAAGGACTGGTTCAATATCCTCTTCTGTTAGTCCTCGGACTGCTGCTCGGAAGCTGGCAGCTCCCAAATACATGCCCGTGAGTAGAGCATTATCGTCGTCCGTACCAAGGCGGTTTGTATCCCTATAGGCAACAAACGATACGCCATCAACGCTATGTTTTGCTTGATACTGTTTTTCAATCTCATTTAGAACCTCGTTGAAGTATTCCATTGGATTTCTCCTTCACATCGTAAAACATACGATTGCTGTCTTCGGTAGTCGTATATTTAGAAACCGTTGACTCACAAATCCATTCGTGTGTGTTGATTAGATAATCTGGTTTATCCGTTCCTTCATATGGGTTTGCCACGAACGCAGGATCGTACCAAAGTATTCTATTATTAGGCTGAATGCTAAAATTGCCGTCATCGAGCCTAAGAAAATGACCGCACTTCCAGCCCAAATCACCGACGCCATCAGCATGACAACCATTTGTCCAATCGAATGTAAATAAGTAAGTGGCACTAACCACCTCCGAATCTTTGAGTAGAACACGACATCTCTTCCTTGCCAGCAGACCATATTCGTGAACTGAAACGTCATCGGAAAACGAGTCCCACAACTGTAGAGCATCTAATGGTCTGGTTGGTGCATCCTTCTTCCATGCGAGTGAATGTATCGGTAGTCTTCCAACTTGTGCGCCACGTTCGGTCATCACATGAAAACCAGTTGCCCATCCTGCTCTTGAACACACACCAAACACTGCTACTGGTGTGAACTCACCAAATCCTTTTTGCATGTCGTATAGAAACTCGTTCCTGACATACGCTTCAAATACTGGAATGTCCGCATTAAGAAAGCTCATTATATCTCCAATGGTGTGTCCGTCGCGATGCGATCATACTTTGATTTCATCCACGGACTCTTGGAACTTTTAAACAAACAATAGCCATGTGAGGCTTATTTGTTAAGCGGCTTTAGTTTGCCTACCCAAGCATATTTATTACACCATTTTACTGAATCCACGCACCTTCTCGAACTTGATTGTGTTCTCGAACTTGTCTACGAGATCAATCTTGTGCGAAATAACGAACACGTTGTTATTTGGGTTCTGTCGAACTTCTCCATTGAAATGCTCTGACTGCTTGAACAACAACTTTGCCATCACCTCATCTGCTCCGATGGCATCAAGCGATCCATCGAACACCTCATCCAGAATGAGCAGATTGGTGCTGACGCTGTTCTTCAACTCGGCAATCTTTCTCCATGTAAATAGCAAAGCAAGATCAATCCTTGCCTTCTCACCTTCGCTGAAAGACGCATAGGTAAACTCGTCCAAGTGTCTCGACTTGATGGTTTCCGTGAACGTCTCATCCAACTCAAACTTGACATAGAAATCCAAGTCCTGTAGGTGTTGATTGATCTGTGCGTTGATGATGGGAAGATAGTTCTGAATGATCTTTGCCTTGATACCAGAATCCTTCAGCATATCATAGGCAATGTCATGTGTTCTCTTCTCGTTCACCAGCTTTGCTTTCTCTGTCTCAAGGACTGCCAAACGATCTTGAATATCCTTGAGTGTCTTTTCACGATCATCATTAGGCGACTGATTCTTTTGTCGAAGTGATGCGATCTCATCATGTAGAGACTTGACCTGATCCGACTTGACACGAATACGATTCATCTTGGCATTGACACCATTTTCATATTGATTGAGCGATGTTTCCATATCTTCAATAGAAACCATCTCTCTCTTGATCTTGTCAAGATTTTGACTCAACTGGTCAATCGCAGAGCTGATCTCTTTGGCATCAGACTCCTTCTTTGAGATGATGGTATTCTTGAAGTGCTTATCAATATCCTGCCTACACGTTGGACATTCATCATGTTCATTATAGAATGCCTTGTCTTTATTGACAGCACCCAACCTTTTATTCAAATCGCGAAAGATGTTTTCGGTACTCTTCATCTTTTTCACGAGTGGTGGCTTGTTTTCTCCAATCTCTGCCTTCAAACGAGAAACACGAACACGATCCTCTACCAAAGACCTAGCATCCTCATCCACATCAGTTTGAATCTGCTGAATCTTCTTTGCCTTCTCTTTGATCTGATCTTCACGCTCCTTCATTGTCGTTTCAATGTTCGACACCTGAAGTTGCTTCTTCTCCTCGTTCAACACAATGCTTGACTGATTGTCTTGAACACTCTGCTTGAGCTTTGCCATGCGTTCTTTCAGAACGACATTCATGTCAGAGAAGATTTCAATATCGAGAACGTCTTCAACAATCTTTCTACGATCTGCTGGTGTCATATTCATAAAGGAGTCGTAACGCGCACCAAGAATAACAACAGAACAAAATGATTTGTAGTTCATCTTGAGAATGTTACTTTCGAGATTTGACTGAAAGTCTTTGGCAGAAGCACTCTTATCGAGCGACTTACCATTCACTTCAATATCAAACACGTTAGGCTTTAGACCACGACGAATGAGATAATCCTTCTTACCAATAGTGAACTCAAGTTCAACCAAACAATCTTTTTGATTGATAGAGTTCACCAGTGATGGCTTGTTGATGTTGCGGTAGGCTTTTCCGAAAAGAGAGAACGTCAACGCATCAAGAAGGGTACTCTTACCAGATCCATTTTTACCGATGATAAGTGTATTGCTCTTACCATCAAGATCATACTGTGTGAAGGCATTTCCTGTTGAAAGGAAGTTCTTATAACGAAGGTTCTTGAATACAATCACATCATACTCCTACTGTAATGATATAGCCTCATTGAAAATGTCACGCATCAGCGTCTTGATTTCGTCTTTGTTGTCGTGCTTGGTTTGATTCACATAATCATTTAGCACTTCAATCGTACTCTTGCTTTCAATGTGTTCAACTTCTACTTCTGCCACATCGACAACGTCAGTATTATCTATGACCTGTAAATGCCACGGTCCTGCGGCATCGAGTTCTTCAATAAACTTGGTGTAGATATATTGATCGTCGATGCGATTCACAACTAACTTGATTGCCTTATCTTTACATGCTTTGGGATTGTAGTTAGGTACGCCATCATAGAATATTTTATAAAACATCTTATGTGGATTAGGCACAAACTCCAACTCCATCGTGTCAGTGTCAAGAATATGGAAACCACGCTCTTCATCACAGTCGATCCATGTGTTTTCAAAGGGAGAACCCAGATACCAAATGTTATCAGCATGTGATCGCTTGTGAAAATGACCACTTAATGTCATGTCAAACTTACTGAACATTCGACGATCCGTGCCTTCTTTGTTCATCAATCCTCTTGCCATCTCAAATCCTTGAAGGTTGAGATGACCCAGACAAATCTTGGCAGAAGTCTTTTCAATCATCTCGATCGTTTGTTCACGATTGCCTTGATTGATCCAAGGAACAAACAACAACGGATGCTCTACACCTTGATACCATACCTCGGTGGGATCAGAATACCATTGAAATCGCGCACCACCAGAGAACAAACAATCCATCGAGTTGATGGCATTGGTGTTTCTGTAAAATGTGTCGTGATTTCCGATTATTACCTTCAAATCAAACTTTTCAGACAGCGTGTGTATCAGAGATCGGAACGAATCCAGCGTTTTGTAATTTATCCATTTTCGGCGATCTGTGATGTCTCCTAAGTGTATGATATTGTTGATGTTATTGGCTTCCAAATAAGGGATAAAAACGTCATACCAAAATAAGTATTGATATTTCGCAAAAGTGTCACTATCGCCCCTTACCCCTGCATGAGTATCAGTTACAAGTGCTATTTTCATACTTTTTCTTCCTCAGTCAAATTAACAGCAAATTGTAAAATATTATTACTACTGGATGTTTTCCTTCTAACCTTTTTGGTTGTGGTTTTTCTTTGCTTACTTTTTATTTTCTTCTTTTTCTCCATCGAGTCTTCGTAATTGTCGATGAACTCACTCATGTTATCATACAGCTTTGCAATGCCAAGGCTAGTGATGTTATTATAATCCTCTTCACTCATAGTATCAAACTGAGAGTTGTCTAAGGATTTGTACCTAACATACAATTGCTTTTTCTCTTTCTGAATACGTCGAATGAATGCATAATATATGATTTGTGTGAAATATGCGAAAGGGTTATTTGACTTCTCTGGATCAAAGTTGTGAATGTATTGAATACAATTCTCGATCCCATCAGAAATCATATCATCGCGAAAGGCATAGTTGATGAAGTTTGATTTATACGATAAATGGCTGGCAATTTTATAGAAAATTTCACCAATAGCATCAGGTATCTGTGGATCGTTCTCTCCATTTTCTCTTGCCGAATCAGTCATTTTCTTGAAATCTACCATATGCTCAAGAAACTCTTTGTTGTCTACATAATGATCTGGTCGCTTCATTGCGGCACTCCTCATAAATCTACATTATATGTTTTCACCTTGAACTTCTCCGATTTGTATATTGAATAACGCTCTTGATAATGTTTCAGCGAGAAGTTCTTGGTTTGTCTTCCGTTCGTCAAATCATCTACAATATCGTATAATGTTGCCTCCTCGTCATCCACTCGTCGTAACGCACGACCAATGCTTTGTAATGTTCTTACCCGAGATTTGCCCGGATGTGTGAATACCACGTTATGTAATCGTTTGATGTTGATACCTTGAGAGTATACACCAGACGAAGCAATAATGATAGCATTTTTTTCAGTTTCTACAATGGCACGCACATTTTCTCTTGTGTCCAAGTCTGTGCCACCATAGACAAAGAAACACTTTCGATCCTCATCACACGCTTCCTTTATCATCTTGAACAAAGGAACACCATGCTTGTCAACATAGTTGAATAACACGAGTGTATTTCCCTTCAAGCTCAACACGAGGTTCTTGATGAACTTGTTGCGTGATTCGTTTGATACCAGATAGTCAACCTCTTCCTGATACTTGAGATTTGAAGCAACACGCTCTTGATGCTTGAGAACGATTGCCTTGACTGTAAAGTCTGCCAGCACCTTGTTTTCAATAAGATTAGCAGTTGCCGTCACCTTTCGTACACCACCCAACAAACCTTCGATCACCAGCTTGTTGGTGAGTGTGCCATCCAATGTGCCTGTCGTACCAAAACGATAGGGTGTGTTGACCATCTTTGTCATAATGCCTGTGATTGACTTGGCTTTGACACCATGACACTCATCGACAATCACGGTTCCAAACTGATCGAAATATGATTTTGGCATTCTGAATAGAGACTGCCATGTTGAAATAACAATCGGTTTTTCCGTAACCTTGTCTCTACCGGACATGATTTCGTGAATGTTTGATCCGGCATCAAACCCATAGCTTCGGAAATCCTTTCGCATCTGTGCCACGAGTGATGTAGAAGGAACGATAATCAAATGCTTTCGATCGTGTTGTTCCATGAACCATCGTATCAACAGATAGATGATAAGACTCTTGCCTGATCCTGTTGGTGAAAGCAATAACATCCTTCTCTTGCGAACAGCAGAAACAAATGCCTCCATCTGATAGTCTCGTGGTTCAAGTGGTAGACCCAATGTGTTCACGAACTGCTTGCCTTCGACTAACGAGAAGTTTTCATCGCCTTCACCATCATAGTTGAATAGGTATCCTCGCTCTCGACAAAAGTTGCGAATGTGGTCAATCAACCCAGCATAAATGGTATGGTCTTTATAGTTCAGTAGTCGTATCTTTCCATCCCACGCACCCATTTTGTACGATGGCTGAAACTTTGCCGAAGGAACGTCAAACGTGAAGTAGTCGGACATTTCACGAATAACATAAGGTTCAGAACTAACCCATAGATACACGTCNTCCTTNTTGGCAACGGCTACTGTATCCATTTAGTTCGCACCACNTANAAACTTACGCCAATCAATCGCATTNTTGATTTGTTGAGANCGCCACTTGATGTTGTCAAGAATGGAAAGNAGGAGCTTGACCTTCTCATCCTGTTCCGANATTTGAATCAGGTGTCGAACCACTTCTACATCTCCTTCCACATACTTGGGAACCTCTGATTTGAGAACACGAATGTCCAAAGGTTGCCATCCACGCTCTTCCAAATCCTCTTGACACATTCTGCCACTATAGTAGTCAGTCTTGTCACGATACAGAATCTTATGCATCTCACGCATCTTCTGTAGCTGTCGTCTCTCATCGGTCAACATTCGTACATATTTAGAATGTAGATTAGGAATTTTCAAACTCTCGGTATCCAATTCTAAATCATCAATCTTACTGTCGGCACTCCACATCTCATAGATTTCTTCAATTTCAGTCATTCCAATAAGATGTTTCATTTAAACATAACCTCCAACTATATTGAAATCCAGACGTACTTCTGGAGTCGGCACATAGTATAATCCCCAAAGGAATACTTGTCAAGACCTAAGTGCCAACTTTTTCGTATGTATATGTAAGATACCGGAAAGTTGCCGTTGCTTTTATCCCCTCAATGTCGCTAGACGCAGAATCGAAGAGAACTTCACTAAGATTTGTGGGAAATAAGTCTTTAAATTGAATTATGTAATTAATATTCATGTTCGAGTTTAATATGTTAAGCGTTGCATCTGAATATATTTGTTTCAAAGTTTTTTGCGTTTTATATTCATCATAATTGTTTGGAAACCCTAAACCAATAATCCAATCATATATTTCTCTCCAATTATTTAAATCTTCATCCACTAAAAATGTGATATTTAAAGCATCCCATACAAGATCATTGCCCGGAACCTGTGTTTGCATTAATGGTGTGGGTTGATTAACTTCACCAAGAGAAATGCCCGGAAGATTGACCGCTGTTAAAAACCAATTCGTAAGCGGAAGTGCTTCTATGTTGAATCTAAATCCAACTGGAGATAAAAAGTTGATGTTATTTGGTTGAGAAGAAAATAATTTTGCCATTTGCTTCCTCCTTCATATATTTAGTTGCCCAAAAAGAAATCGGGGAGCATCCCAAAGGATACTCCCCGATTTTCAATCTACCACTTTAACTTATTGATTAACCAGAAAGGTTGGTAATCGCGAAGCCTCTGTAGTATCGGTTGTTATTCCGAACCGCAATCGCGGCAGTACCCGTGTCAGTAGCAAATGGGTTGAGCCCAATGCCGTATCGAGTCTTGAAGCCGATCTTGGGTTGGAAGTTGTCCTCACCGATCGCTCGCACCATCTGGAGAGGAACGTATGGGCAGTAGAACATACCCGCATCGTATGGGCTGGTTCCCTTGTAACCAACAACAACGAAGTCGTCACCAGTGATTGAGTAAGGATCAATGTAGACCTTCATTCCTGAACCGATTGTACCCGCGAAGGTTGAACCAGTGTCATCCACCGTAAGAGCAGCGGTTGGATCAAGCACACCAGCGGTAGCAAGAGCAGACGCAACATCTGACGTACAGATGATGAAGTTACCCTTTCCACGTCGAGTGTTCTTGGCAATCGCATTGGCTTCAGTCTCAATCTTGAAGACAAGAGACTTGAATCGCTCAACGAGCCATCGACCATCAAGATTACCGAGGTTTGAGTCGGTAAAGCTCATATTACCAGAAGGTCGTGAAGCACGCGCACTAATTTGACCAGAGCCGGTCGCGGTCATGTAAACCGCACGAACAATCTCACGATTGATTTCAGCATTGATCTCAGTCGTAAGAATGTTGGCAAGCTCCGTCTCGGCATCAAGACCATGAATTGCCTTCAGGTCTTGGGCAAGCTCTACCGAATACTCAGCCTTGAGAGCGCGTGTTCGAGCTTCAACGGTTGACTTGTCAATGTAGAAACTCATGGACGGAATGTCATTGTTAGATCCAGATCCCCACTCTTCAGCAGTGTCGCGAAGCGCAGCTTGATGGAATGACATTTCGGAAGCAACACCCTCAAAGAAGAGGTTTGCGCCGAACGCTGTCATCGCATCTCGACCAGCAGAGAAACCAGTGTTTGCCTCATTGTAGAAGGCATTGGCACCGTCAGTGGAACCGCCACCTTGAACCTTGCCATATGTAGGTCGAAGCGCAAAGATCAGACCAGTTGGTCCACTCATGGGCTGAACACCCATGATGTCGAACGCAATCAGGTTTGGCGCAGTTCGTCGAACCAGACTGATAAGGACTGGATCGAAGTTCTGTACGTTAGCCGCTTGTGTAATTGGTGAGGAAGACTCTCCAAGGAGACTGGTAGATCCAGCGCCCTGAACCGAAGCCTGCTCAGCAAGAGCATTCTCTTGCTGCTCAAGCATGTGAGCTGTGACGACCTTGCGATAATGATCCTTGATCTCAGGTAGATCACTGTGGTCAAGAACTGGTTGCCACTTATTGATTAGTTCTTCATTCAACATGTTTTATTCTCCTTGAAAAGTTTGTTGAATTATTCTGTTATTCAACAGTATCCTAATTCTTATTTAGTAATTATTGTTTTTCCAGAACGGTTCTGTTAATGATGTTGACATACGCTGCCATCGCAGAATTGGTTGGAGATTCATTAAGGATTCCTCCTTCTGTAACCTCATCCTCCTCATCAATCACAACAGCTTGACCTGATGATGTTCGTGGAAAGTAATTTTCCTTGATTACACCAAGAGCCTCTTTGTATTGGTCAGCATCTTCAAATGTAACACCCTCAGAAAGACTTCGTAGTTTTTCAAACTCCATGCTTGTCAAATCAGAACCAGCCTCAACAACAAGCTCATCTTTCTGATAGGATTCTACAACTGAATTCAACTCGATATTAGCCTCAATCATAGTGTTAAGTTTTTCTTCAAGATCCTCAACACGATCAGCAAGACTATCCACAACATCAACCCTCTCTTCTGGAATGTCAATGTAGTGTTCTTCAAATAATTGCTTGAGTCCACCAATAAACTCTTCCGTAACTTCGGTCTTGATACCACGTTCTACGGCAAGTTCATTGTTGTCCATCCACTCTTCTACAACGTAGTCCAAGTATGAGTCTACCTTTTGGGTTAGCTCATTGGAAATGGCTTCAACATTCTCGATGAGTTGGGCGTCATAAGACTTTTCAATATTCTCAAGCTCTTCGTTAATCTTGGAAACGACCGCAGCCTCAAAGATTGTAGTAACCTGTGACTTAAACTCCTCGGAAAGATCATTCTCTCCAAAGATCGCGTTCAGATCCTCAGTAATATCAACATCCTCAGAGGTGACAACTGGTCGCTCGTACATTGAAATTTGATCCAGATCATCTTCCTCTTCATCATCGTAGTTCTCGTCAAGCATTGCTGACATGAGCTTCGCATAACTTCCGGCAATTGAATCTCTGTCAAGAGTCTTCAGAGTCTCAAAGATGGATCGAATCATCTCTTGCTTTGTCTCGGGAATGTCAAGATCCTCAAGATCCTCAAGATCAACGTCCTCTTCCTCATATACTTCAATCTCAGAGGGATCGTCGCCTTGACCCTTTGTCTTGACCTCAGCCTTGACCTTTTTCTTTGAGAGCTTGTTACCCTTTGGCTCCTTAGCCTTTCCGGGCTGTGCCTGCTCGGGAGCATCACCTGTTCCACCACCACCGGGCTTGCTAGGTGAAGCATTTGCAGCACTAGGATTTCCAGCTTCAGGTTGAGCCTTCTCGTAAAGCTCTGCTTCCAACTCATCCGCGATCTCGTTCGCGAGTTGGTCGATCTCCTCATCTAGCAGAGTGTCGTCTACAAAGTTTTGTTCCGTATCCATTATGTCCATCTCCTTAGAAAGAATGGAAAATTCCACAGTTTATTCTATGTTATTTATAAATCCTATAATTTTGACAAAAAGGATTTGAATAGATTCAACTTGGCTTCTTCTAGTTTCCTTCGGTTAGTTTGTTGTAGTTCTCGTCTCATTCTCGAAATCTCTTGCTCACGAATGATTCCATTGTCCCAAACCCATTCCTTTCCTTCCATGACACCCTCAACGAAGGCTTCTGGAGCAGATGGATCTGCTACAATATCGGCAGCGGTGGCAAGATAAAAATCGTCCTGAACAATGTTTGTTCCATTCACATTCTTCAAAGAACCCATTCCTCTTGAGGAAACACCTAACTTCGCACCTTCGTCGATCAGATTCTTGACGATCTTTCCATAAGGAGTATCCATGATCTTCGCTTTTCCTACCCAGTTATTACCGTCTTCGCGCAGTTCCTTAATCATATGAGAAACGCGCTCAAGATTCACAACTGGACCGTCTGGATGACCAAGCTCTCCAAACGCACGATTTTGATTTACATAGTTGTTGATATACTTGTTGACTTGCTCACCAAGAGTTTTCTTTGGATAAATTCTTCCATTTCGATTCTTCTGCTCGGATTGCATGAAGACACCCTTGATGTAATGGCTCTTTTGACCATTCTTTTCTTCGGTGATGAACTCAATTTTTTCGTCATCAACCATTTCTGAAATTAGTTTCATGGCTCGTCTTCCTCTTCTTCGTCTCCAACCGGGGGTTCAATATCATTCAGCCAGTTGTTTGAGACTTCGATTTTTTTGGTCTGCAAAGCATCTTGTAGTTTTGATGCAAGAACCGAATTAATCTTTTCCGCAAAACTGTTAGGATCTTCACCTAAAGCATCTTCAAGCGCATTTTTAATTGTATCCATCGACATAACATAAGCTCCTTTACGGCAATTAATAGTATTTATATCAATCAATATCTTCGACAAGTTTTGTTTGTGCATTTTGCCGTGAACGAATTGATTTGACTCTCGCAAAAGTTGATATGGATTCTTGTCGCTGTTGAGGATTGCCTTGTGGTTCTTCTTTTGGTGCTGACCCTATGCCAACTCTTCTTCGATCAATCTCTTTCGTTTCATCCTCAAATGGATCAACATTACCATCGTCAATCTCATTTGCCATATCTCCATCCATTGTACGAATCTCTTCTTCTGACTGATTGAGAATGTTGACACGAACCCAGTTCTTTGAGTAGTATTTACCGACATGCTCTTCGACAGACTGTAGAATCTCCATTCTGTCTCGCATGACCTCAAGCTGCTTGAGTTCGGAGAAATGCGAATCCTGTCGAAACCTATATTCAACAAGTGTTTGAATTTTTTTCCAGTCTTCCTTTGACAGAATACCCTTGAGTGTTAGTTGCTTTTCGAGTAGATCATCAAAAAGATTACTAAACCGATAACGCAAACGATTAACGAACTTTCCAAACTTCACTTCGTCTCTTGTGATTTCTGTTGCTCGACCAAGACTAAATGAACCTTCTGGTTCAAGACGAGAAACTGGAACGCCTAATGCTTTGTAGAGTTTCTTCTTGAAATAGATGATGTCTTCAATCTCACCTAAGTTAGTGCCACCGGGGAGGGTGGTAATCTCTGTTCCTCTACCACCTTCTCTTCGTGGGAGCCAGAAATCCTCAAGCATCGACATATGCCTCCGATCATCTCGGACCTCCCCGGTGTCGGTATCATAGACCACTTTATTTTTAAACTTGGACATGATACCGGAAAGATATTGTTCTGCCTTGACCTTGGGTAGATTGCCAACGTCAACATAGAAAATTCTTCTTTCGGGAGCGCGAGAGATACGATAGATAACTGTCGCATCTTCCAGCATCTTGAGCTGATTCATTGGCTTGATTGCTTTATGTAGATTGCCAAGAATCATTTTATTACCAGCGTCAAGAATGCCAGAGTGAATATGTGAAATCGAGTCTTTTGTAATCTTAATTGCCTTTTGAGTATTGGGTCCACCCATTCCACCAACACGATTTGAGATTCCACCGGGATAATATAGATAATACTCTGTCATGTTTTGAGGCAATGCCATCAATTTATCACCATTATATCGCTCTTTTTGGGTTTCTCTTGCCTTCTTGATCTTTCGGGGATCAATGGAACGAAGTTCTTTAATACCCTCTTGAGGATTTTGTGTGTCAATCATAACATGATAATACAATCTTCCGTCAACATACCATTTCTTGAAAATGTCATATGCATATTCATTAAAGGCAAGCAAACGAAGAATTTCATCAAACTCTTCAATAATTCGGGATTTAATTTTCTCTGGAATGTCTACATTTCCGAGTGAAATGGAGACTGGAGATTTTCCGTGTTCTGTGATGACGGCTTCATTAATGATGTCGTCGATGGCAAGTTCAACTTCAGGATTCATTGCCATTTCACGATAACGAGTGATTAGTTCGACTTCATTCTTAACGGTTCCCTCAAGATCAAGATAGGTTCCATACGCACCACCTGTTACGTTTGGACCTTGTATTTCAACAGCGGCATCT